ATGGGGCGGATACGATCTGTTAAACCACAGTATTGGACGGACGGAAAAATTCTTAGGTTGAGCGATTCAACGGCGCTCTTTTTTATCTCACTTTGGAATCATTCGGATGATCACGGTTACTTTACTTTGGACACACTTGAGCTGGCGTCGGAGACGAGTAGGTGGCGAGCTCAAGAGGTGTTCAAGTTCCTTTCGTCACTAGTTGGCGTTGGGTTGGTGAGGTGTTCGTCAAGTGTTGGCGTGGGACAGATAATAGGTTGGGAACATCAGAAGATTTCTAGCAAGCGCGCAAGTAAGTGGAATGAAACGAAAATCGAATGGGACAACATCATTCCTAACGCAAGTGGGTCTGCAAAAAAAGCCCTAGGAAAGGATAGGATAGGAGAGGATAGGAAGGGAAAGGATAATTCCAGCGGGGTTCAAAAGCCTCCCGCTGGGCCCAAGTCAGCAAAGGTTTGGGATGCGTACAAAAAAGCTTACCTTGCAAGGTACAATGTTGAGCCACTTCGAAACCAAAAAGTAAACTCGGTACTTTGTCGTTTGGTTGATCGGGTTGGAGATCAGGATGCAACGGCCCTGGTTGAGTTTTATCTGGCCCACAATGATACGCAGTACTTGAAAAGCCAGCATGATGTGACCCTTTGTCTGCGCGACGCTGAAGGGCTTTATACGCAAATGCGAAGGGGTCGCCCAATTACGGCCGGCGACGTCAAAGCTTTCGCAAAACAAGATTATTACCAAAAGCAGCTGGAAAGGCTTGGTCAACAATGAGCAAGCTTTTGCAAAAACTAGTTTTCATTTCGGCAATCACGCAACGTGAACTTTCGGATGCGGTGCTGAAAGTTTACGCAGATACACTCTTGAGTCAGTTAACCGAAGACGAAGCAATTCTCGCTTGTGACGTTTGGATCAGAAAATCAAAAACGAACTTCATGCCTACGCCGGCACAACTCATCGAGCACGTAAGACCGGCAACCACTGATCGCGGCGAAGCAATTCTCTTAGCAACAAGACTCAATGAAGTTGCAATGAAGCGCGGAACCTCTTGGGCGGACGACGCGGTTTATATCAACGGCGAGCCGAAATACATGGGCCAGCCAGGCGAGTATTTCCCGACTTGGGATGAGGCTTGCGTTTCGCTCTTAGGCTCTGCCGCCTACGAAGTTATCCGTCGCATGGGAGGTTGGAAGCGAGCTTGCTATTCATTCTTTGAAAGCGACCATGCAGTAGTCCGAGCGCAGGTAAGGGATTTGGCAGAAACTTGTTTGATCAAAGCTAGAAGTGGAACCTTGGATCAGACGCTCAGCTTGCCAGGACCAAATCAAAATCTGGTTAAAGAATTTAACCTCGTTAAGGACCTTAACCAGGTAATCGGGAGCAAAACATGAAACAAGAAGCGCAGCTGGAGTTGCAACCATGAAAACCCCTCCCTCAGAAAAAATGTTTTTAGCGACCATCTTGGTGGCTCTTTTCGCGGCCATACTTCTATTCGCATGTGCTTCGAAAAAGAAGTGTGAACCAAGTTGTATAATTGACCGTTGGGGAATTCCCGTTTGTGAGGAGCGGTGCGAATGAGAATTGAAGACGGCGCAATAGTGCGTGACCAGAATGGGGATTCACCCGGTCGTTACGGTGATTCTGCATTTGATACTGGAGCGTTCTTACTGTCGCATTTCCGAACGTCTCCTGGTCATGAATATTTCCCTCAGCTAAATCACAAGCTTTTTATTACTCCGACAGGCACCATTCGGCATCCGAAAGCTATTTGGCGACAAAACGACATGTCAGAGGACAACGAAAAACCTCTATTCATGTTTTGTAAAGAAATCGGCGACTTTGAGAGCGCGGCTTTTATCGCCGATAGATGTTGGGATGATTTGCGCACTGGCAATTTAAAGCTCATCACACCCGCCTACGTCGCCGAGCTTCGCGATTGGCAATGGCTTCGTTGCATTTGTCTTGTGGGACAAGTTTTATTTTTCTGGTTTCCTTTTTATTGGAATGATGGCGACTGGAAAAATGGGCGCTGGCCAATTCGTCTGAGTTGGTACAAATCCGACGGATATTTGCAATGGGCTTTAAATGCCTTTCTTGCTCCAAAACCTTTTCGCAAACTAATTAGAAAGAAAACATTAAAACAAAAAATATCCGATTACTACGCCCCAGAGGGCGAGAGCGGCCTTTGGGTTGTAGAAAAACACTGGCAGTTGATTGATCGATTTTTTTAGGAGGACCATGGAAACACTGAAGCGATATTTGACGATGGCGGCGATTTCATTCGCAAGCATTTTTGTGGCAACACTGCTTTTCGCATTGGGCATAACATTAACAATTTTGGCGGTGGTAGCGAGATGAGAATTTACATCCGAGATACAAGAGCAAGATACGGAATCAAATGCAAAGTTAGAGGGTGCCAGAGTTATGTGGACACTGGAATCAGTGATGACAGGTGTTTAGAACATCATTTGCTTACTGAAATGATAAAGGAACTAGAGTGGTGGAAACAGAGAAGAGTAAAAAAAAAGACTTTGAGAAGTGAAAGGATTTTAATGTGAGACACTGGACACATGGGCTTCACGAACTTCAGACGGAAATTAATCGAATGGCAAGTGAAGTTGCAAAGGAGAAAAAATGAACGACAAAGGAAATATCAAAGAATTTGAAACAGCAGCGCAGGCCAAAAAAGAGAGCTACAGGCATCAACTCTCGCCGCAGGAAGCAAGAGAGCTTGCTGAAATGGAAAAAGAAAAGCGACTGAGCCATTTTTTAACTGAGCGCTATTGCCTTGATAACAAAAAGAAATTTTCGCCAATAGAGAAAGCAAGACTTCAACATTTCGCGGAGTTTGTTATCGAAACCATAAATGGAGTCGAGTAATGGGCAGCCGTCGCAAAGTACAAAAGAAGGAAATAAGACATCTGACATGGGATGAGGCGCTTGAACGTATGAGAAAGCAAGCTGCAAGGAAGCGAGCCAAGAGATGAGCTCCTACATTCCTGATCTGTCTTGGCAAGAATTGGCCCTACTTGTGATTTTGATATGGGCCGTAACTACAACACTTAGAGTGATGAAATAAAGGAGTAAACCGATGCTGCCATATTTATTATTATTTGCAGGCTGTGTTTTGTTCGGGCTTGCAGGAATTGTAAGCTTTCAACGAGCTGAGGATACGGACTACGCGAGAATCATCCAGCGCATTTCAGATATTGAATCAAATGCTGCGGACTTAAGAACAAAATACGAGACCCACGACAACCAAATAGATCATTGGATTTCGCTAACTCAGAAAGCAGTTAACAAGCTAACTGATCGCGAAAAAGAATTTGATTTTTTGCAAGAGCACTTAGCAAAACTCAGACAAGACAATGTGTGGCTCGGTAAAAAACTCGCTGATCCGATTAAAGTAAAAGTTTTGCGTAGTCAAAATCCAAAGCCAATACCCGTGAGCATTGTTGAAAGAAGTGTTGAGCTTAAGCCAACAAAGCCAGTGATTTCGAAAGTGAAAAAGCAAATAAGAGAACTATCTAAATAGGAGGATAGAAATGGAAACTGTAACAGTAAATGGAAAAACTTATTATTCAGAAAAACCAAACAATGTTGAATATGCAGGCGAATATAAAATTGTCGTTTTGCAAAGAGGTTGGGTTGTCATCGGAAAACTCGAACGAAACGGTAACGATTGTAAACTCCACCATGCGGCGGTCATTAGAAATTGGGGAACAAAAAAAGGTCTCGGCGAACTAGCCGAAGATGGCCCTAAAAAAGACACAATTTTTGATCCGTGCAACGGTGTTGTTGAATTCGATTACCTAACAACGGTCCTAACAATTTCAGTGGATGAAAATAAATGGAAATCAGAATTGTAAAAGAAGACGGACACTCTAACTTGCAAATAGGCAACGGCTACGGCGACGGCTACGGCTACGGCTACGGCAACGGCAACGGCTACGGCAACGGCTACGGCTACGGCTACGGCTACGGCAACGGCTACGGCTACGGCTACGGCAACGGCTACGGCGACGGCGACGGCTACGGCAACGGCTACGGCTACGGCTGGTGATTTATGAAAGTGAAAAAGCAGTTGGAGGGGTTGAGTCGATGAAATTACCGGAAGAAATATCTTGGAAAAAAGCAGCGTCAATCTGGAAGAAAGGTGGAACAGTATGGAGTGCAGAGTTAGGAGGGCTTGGTCCCGCCTACGAGCAATGTATTCAAATTTTGTTATGGGAAATACTTGCCCGATGGAAGGGGCCAACTTTAAAGCCAAATGAAAAGGCCCCCGGTTATCCAGAGATTTACGATGACCATGTAGAAAAGGTGGTTAGGTCTCTTAACAAGCTGGGTTTTTCTGGATCACAAGTGGGAGTGGCAAAAGCTACCGCTTATCAATTCATGGTTTACGGCTACAGCGAAATGATGTCCAAACTTCCCGACGAAAGATGGATTCAAGTGGATAAGAACTTTCCGAGGTTCCCATGAAAGACTTCGAATATCTGATCACGATTTTCAAAGTCAGACGCCAGTATTGGTCAAGACTTGCGGATCAAGGCGACGAACAAGCTAAGGGCCGAGTTGAAGGATATAACGATGCGATTAGGGAGATTGAAAGTTTAATAGGCGAACACTGAAACACACCTGGAAAAAACAGCAAAACTTTAAGGAGATCCAAATGGCACAATGTGAAAAATGCGGGCAACTATTCGATCCAAACGACGACTATATGTGCCCATGTGAATTGAAAAACTAAAACCCTTCCAGCGTTTAACAAGTAACAAAGGAAAAGAAATGAAAGATGAAATCCAAGAGAAAATTGAAAAGCTAAAGAAGAAACCGTTCTACATTGTTTTAAATGATTGGGATGTAGATCTCGAAAAGGATGAACCTTTTTGGATGACCTTTGATTCGCTGGAAGACGCAGTCTCTGAGTGCGGTCTAATAGAATTCACCGAGGAGAATGGGCTTTACACTACTGTCCCAGCGCCTTTTCGCGAAAGCATTCGGCCAACATGGAACTTTACTGCGGCTCTTTTGCGAAGGCTTCATGAAAAGGCGGAAGTAGCAAAAAGGGACCTTGAAAGGAAGACAAATGAAAAAGCTCGAATTTAAGGCTGAGGATTTCTCGGAATACGATGGTCTCAAGGGCCTTCAACAAGTTACAGCAAATAGAGCCAACGCCATCCTGCAAGACTACCTAGATAAAAACGCGGTGAGGGTGTATGGGCGTATAGTTGAGCACGAAGGCGATCCAATTTGGGCAAGTCAAAGAATGAATCGAGATACCCACACCGGCCTTTTAATCTGCGTGGAAGAACTCAAGCGTGAGCCGTGCAAGCATGAGCGCTCCGCTAAATTTGGCAAAGGCCAAGTTACATTAGGACTTAGATGTGAAGATTGCTGATCTGAAAGCCGAGCTGGAGAAGTGGAAATCGAAATACAAAGAATGGGGTTCACAAGATTATTCGGCAGCTTTTGAAATAGATCGTCTCAAAGCCGAAAACGAAAAGCTGCGCGAGGAAATCAAAGAGGCTAGAGAGTTGGTTAATTATGCCGAAGGGCAAGGTTTCGCTCGGAGAGAAGCTGAGCACGCAAACGACAGACGATTACTAGATTCTTATCGACAGAAAAACTGTGAGCAACATAAAGAACTCGAACGGCTTCGGGCTGAATTGGAAAAAATTAAAAAAGAAAACGAGAAAGTTTTCGAGATCGGATTGGAGCAAAGTAGAAACGAAGGCGCACTAATTATGAAATTAAAAGCGTGGACGGCGAGTTATGAAAAACTCCAACAACACGCCGACGCGCTGGCTAAGGCTCTTGAGCTTCACGGACAAGGTTGGCCAGCAGTAGAGCGAATCCTCACCGCCTACAAAGCTTTTCGCGAAGGGAAAGGCGGGGCATGATGTTGGACTTTATTTTTCTGAGAGTTTTTCCCGTCTTACTGTGCATAATGGCAGTTGAATTTGTCGTGCTTATGACGGTCCTTGTTATAGAAGTTGTTAAAAGGTTAGGTGAGTGATGTCTGACAAATGTAGCTACAAAGGCAAATGGGCCATTGACTGCCGATACTGTGACTCACCGACTGAGCATGAACTTAGTATCACAATTCACCACCAATCCGCCATCATCGAAAAGGCGAAGGGATGGATTCAACAATTCGCTGAGTGCCGATGCGATGAAGCTTGGACTAAGCGTGGTAGGCACGAACCATATTGCTTGTCGAAAGAAGCGAAAGAAACACTCGCGGAGATTGAGCGCATGGAGGGGGTCGATCATGGACGCTGATGAATTTTTTCAGTCGTTTGGGTAGTTTGCGCGTTGACGTGGCCGTTTTGGATTCTCGTCTATATCGTCGGTCTTTACCTCGACGCTACTAAGAAACCACGAACCGTCGGAAACCCAAAAGTCGGTCGGCGGAATAATTCGCGACACTGACTTTATTCCCCTGATTCCCGCCGAGAACTTCGACCACTGAATCGCCTTTCGTGAATTTCTTATTTACGAAGGCGACGTGATTTCCACCCGTTCGAGAGAAGACCGCGATATCGCCGACGGACCCGTCGCCTTCCTTCCCGTAGTTTTTCCAAGAAATGGCCGCAGCCGATTTCGTGGACTTGAATCCGGTTGATTCCGCCGCAGCGCACATAAAGGCGCTACACCACGGGGTCTCATCGTCGGTCGCTTTGAGGGTCGTAAACGAGTGATACCAGACGATTCGGGGGGTATGCTTTGACCCCGGTATTTCGTGAACGCCGAGTTCCTTCCGCGCCCACTCATACGGTGCCATCTCCGACGTCGGCGACGCGGTGCTATTCGATTCTTTCGGCCCGGTTGATGGTTGGGGCTGGGGTGGCGTGATAAGCCCGTCAGAGAGGCGATCTTGAAGGTCGTGAGTTTGACGTAGCCAGTCATTTAAGTTTTGAAGTTGACTTGGGTCTCTGACGCATACGTCCACGAAATAGGATTGAACGGCTTGAAGAAATTCTCGACCGAAGTCGGCGGGTGAAAGCCGGTTGATCGCGGCGATCGACTTCGGCCCTATGATTCCGTCAAGTACGAGATTTTCGCCGAGAAAATTTGCGGTCCGTTGAGCGATCACGCAGACAGTTTTTTCAGGTAGCGTGCCCACCAAATTTGAAAGTAGAAGTCTGACTTTAGCCGAAGTGATCGCGTCGAGTTTCATTGTTGCCGTCCCTTTTTTATGCGTGAGATTTCTTCCTGCTGATTTTGCAGCAACCTTCCGGCGGCTTCAAGTCGTTCTTTCGTTTTAATTATTTCGATATGAAATTTTCCCTGATTCTCTTCGACGCGAATGACTTTACCGTTCAGCATTTCAAGTTCTTTTTTGATTTCGATAATGCGCCCGAACTTCTCGTCCAATTTTTCCGTCGTCAGTTCTAGGGCTTGAGCCATCGCCCGAGTCTCACGCTCTAAGTAGGCTGCGAAATTTTTCATTTCTTCGATCTTATCCATGACCTCTTGCTTGAGCGCGAACATGGATTCTTTCACTTTTAGCATGTCACCGTTCATCGCCTTCGTCGCTTTTCCCATATCTTCGGAGTGTTTATTCAAAGCGCGTTTCGTCTCGGTCATGTGCTTTTCCATAGAAGCCGTCCAGACGGTCATTTTATTTTCAAAGCCGTTGAAATCTTTCGTGAGACGATTTTAAAATTCGATAATGAGATAGACTGCGATAAAGACCGCGCCCGCAGTTACGGCGGTAAGCGGAGTCAAACCGAAGAGTTGAATTATTTCTCTCAATCTTTACCTACCTTTTTGACGATTTTCTTCGCTTGAACTTTTGTTTGAAGGCCGTCAATGCTCGATTTCAAAGTTTCTATCATTTCGACGATTTCGTAAGTGCAGCGGTTCCCGAGCATCTTACAGGCCGTCTCAAGATCGGTTTTCATTTTATTCCAGTCCGAAGCTGACTGACAAAGGGCCGCGCCTCGCGCGGGTAAAGTTTTTCCGGGGTTCTTCGGGTCGGGTCGTTCTTCTTGGGGCTCTAAGAAATCAATGAACTCGTCAAGGTTCATCGAGCGAGTTTTTGGTGGCTTCGTCAGCGTCGTCGAACAATCCGCATTTGTCTTGCGGCCCTTCGCGCACTCAAAGTTGAGATTCCAGCCACCTAGACCTTTTGCCCTGATTTTTGCGAATTCTTAGTTTTCATTACACAATATTATCAAGGAGCACGGATGCTTTTTGATGAGTTGATGAAAAAAGGTCTTTCCAAAAGAGAGGCCGAGGTTGCAGAGAAGGTCTGTCAGGGTCTTTCAAATAATGAAGCCGCAGCAGAGCTTTTTGTGACCGAAAAAACCATCAAATTTCATCTCACTAATGTTTACAAAAAAATGAAGGTCAAATCCCGCACGCAACTGATTGTCTGGTCAGCCCCCTTTCTTTCTTTCGAAACTAAAAACACAGTTCAAAAAAAAAGCGTCGGGAGCGTAAGCCAAAACATCCCAGATGGCTTTCACGATGACTTTCTTGTTCCAGGAATAACAAAGGTGAGCGAAGTTTGAAAATTGACTCTTTCAAAGTCTCAAACTTCAATTTTATTGAAGGGAGGCAAACCATGGCAAAGAAAATTACAAAAAAAGCTAAGGGCAAAACAAAAAAAGCCAAAGCTGCAAAACGAGGTTAACTAAACCTGAATCATTCTATAGAGGATGAATGGCGCCTCAAAGTCGAGTTGAGGCTTAAGGCGCTTACAAATGAACTTCCACCAATTGACGAAGCATGGCGCCAATACGGCCTTAAACGCACTAAAATTTTAGAGGAACTTCAACTGCTACAGGAAGAGCTCGACTCGCTCAGGCAAGGCCAGCTTGTTTTTGGACTTCCCAGAAAATAACCTCGTCCACGATTTTTAAGATAAAATCTTCGTCACCGATCATGGCTCTAAATTTGGCCATGGCAAGTTTGCTCTCAAGAATTTTCGGCCCGTCTTGGTCAACGGTTGTGGCTGAAAGACCAAGTAAAATGCATCCCAACGAATCGCGCTCCGTATTCCCTCAATGCATTAGGATGTCTGTCCTTCCCTCGACACCCAATACTTTATAAACATTCTTGAATTTGGTCCCTGAATATGGAGTGCACACGTAATTTCCTGATGGAATTCTTGAGTCATGAGTTGTTTCGCGAAGTGGGTTTTCCAGAGTAAAAAAGGGGTCGTGTGGGATATTTAGAATTTTGAGCATCCCAAGTGTCGCCCTTTCGTCCGACCAGGCTCTCTGCAACACAACGTGCTTCATAAACAAGTCCTTAAGACGATTACGAAAAATAAAAACGCAATAAGTAACAAAACAATCTGTCCGACTCTCATCTTGACCCCATGTAATGGCCTAATCCGTAAGTTGCGGCCATGATTCCAAGTAAAACCCAATCATTTTTGTACCACGGCGACTCTTGGGCGGTGTTTGCTCTCTCAAATGCCCGCTTGTAGCTTTCAAGATCAAGCTCGGCCTTTTTACAAAACCTAATTGTCTCAGCAAGCACGGCCTTTTCTGTTTCGCTGTAGCAAACTTCTTTTTTTTTAGCCTCAATGGGAGGTGTCACTGCCACCAGACTGTCGGCCTTTGAAGACTGACCTGATAACATCGTCATCGCTAAGACCATTAAAGCGCTTGCCAATTTCAGTTTCATTTTCCGCCAATTCCTTTTCAAGTAGTGCCTGATTTAATAGTTTTTCAGCCTTCCTGGTTTTCGCGTTTGCCACATAGAGGCCAAGTCCGAAGGCGCCCAAAAGACCGGGCAAAATTCTTTCCAAAAACAAAAATAACCTGTCGATAAATTCATGGCTCATAATTAAGCCTCATTTTAATTTGGCGACTTTCGCTTTTTCTTCTTTTGCACCTCTTACATAAAACATCTTTGCCATCAAAGTGGCGGGCGTTGTCGCCAAAGTGTTCTCTAAGTTTCACAAAACCACACCACACGCACCGCTTGAGTTTGTCAGAAAAAATGTGGCGCAGTTCGCTCAATGGTTTTGCCCCTCAACCGGCACTTGCTTCTCGGGGATTTTGATGGAAAAGAAGTAATCAAGAAACCAATAGATTTTTCCAGACTTAAATTCGGCCCATTTCTTATCGTCTTCTTTGTTCTCAGTCGCCATGAAGTAGGCTTCAAACAATGAAACAAGCGGTTTAAAGATTGCCCTGGCAATTCCCCAGACCATAAGAACACTGGCAAGCTGCGGATTGTTAGTTACAAATTCAATTATTAATTGCTCCATTATTATCCCCCTATAAATTTATTTATTAAAATTGAAAGTCCGCCGCCGATGAGACTTGCGAGTGCAAAGGCGGCAGCGGCCCAGCCCTTGCCCCGATTCATCCACGCGACAACGTCTTTGAGTTCGCTTGATACTTCTTTGAATGACTCTTTGATTTCGTTTAGGTCATCACGAATTAGAAGCTGCATATTGTCTACGCGCCTGTGAGCCGCCTCGACTTTGTCGTTGAGCGAGACAATTTTTTCCTCTATTTTCGCTATCGTCACTTTAGGGTCGTTCATTTAGCTCCCATGCAGATTAAATAAGCATCAAAACTCCCGCACGCACTTGTATCTGTGTTGGCACATGACATACTTACGCTAGTGGAAGACGATGCGGTAACGCTGAAATAGCGATTTGATCCAACAAGGTTCCCAATACAAACAGGGGTTTCGGAAAAAGTTGATGATGCCAGCGTGACCGCACAAGAGCCCGAGGATATGTTTCCGATAGATGAAATCGACGAGCTACCATTCGATTGGCTTGTGATGGCCGATGCGCTATCGCAGTTCAATTTGGCTGAAATTATTCTAAGTGATCCACTTCCCGTATTCGTCACGTTGCCCGTGAAGTTAGCCGCGGGAAACGATTGGTCGAGCGCGATGATTGACCATTGAATAGCAGCATCGACGGCCCCACCGGAATCCTGGATGGTCACGCTGGATGTACTACACGCGGTCTGTAATTTTATGGTGGTGGACGTTGCGCTTGTAATGTTTAAAAGCCCAATAAGGGTCATCGGCTTTGTGTCATTTGACGACGTTGACTCGACAGCGTTTTCATCAATAACGCTAGTTCCATCGGTCAACCTAACCGCGCACACCCCAGTGCTCGCACTTTCAACTCCAAATGAAGCCTTAACTAAAAAACGCCCCGTCTTTTTAGGTGTAAAAGTAATTCCGGGCAAATTGTTACCGGCAGAACTATAGGAACTAACTGTGGCGAAGTTGTTGTTTACCTGCTCCGTGAATGTGCATGTCGCGTCTGATGTGGGATCGCCAAGCGCAGTGTTCGTCCTCGGAAATGAACAATTGTCTTGGTGTTTACCCTGCCAACTTGCCGGAAGCACATCGGTCGAGTAAGTGGTTTCTGATTCGAGAGGATACCTGTAGACGGTGATTTCAATACCGACCGGCGTCTGCGTGTCGGTAATGTCGCAAGTACCAGAGCCAGTCACCGTCGAAGCTTGAAGCTCAATTGTCGGCGCACTTTTTGTTGAATTGTAAGTAATAAAGCCTATGACTGTTCTCGCGTTAACAGCATTTCCGGCACTTCCGGGCGGACTGCTATAGACCCCATTTGTGGTGTTAGTACCATCACTAAACCTGTAGGCGCACCCGATGTCTACGGCTGAAACGTCGCCCACGAATTGAGCCTTAAATTCATAACGACCAGGTGGAAGCGACGCAAAAGAAATAGCGGGTTTTTTCCCAGCCGTAGTGGTCGCATAGCCGGTCAATGTGGGCGTGTTACAATCCGAATCGGCGGCATAATTATTGTAACTCGTGCTATTTGTTCCAGTGAAATAACAACTCGCCTTGCCAGCAATTGTCTGTGAGCCCCAGAAAGTCGCTTGCCCGCTCGTGCCAAGCCTGTAGTTTCTGCCAAAATAAGCGGAATAAATATTGATGCTCGGCTCATCCGCTGCGACCGAAATCAGTTCACAGTAAACCGTGCCGCTTGTTGGAAAATTAAAAGTGACAGAAGTTGTCTCGGCGACACTGCTGTTATTTGTAATTGTCTGTGAGACTAAAACATTCGTCCCGTCGTAGACTCTCACTAAATGCGTAGCGCTTCCGCTTGGTACTTTTATGCGATACTCGCAAAGTCCGTTAGCACCTGCGATCTGATCGTCCACTGTGATCGCGGTATGATAAAGCCTTCGATCCGCACCGGCTGAGTCCCAAGTGAGGTATCTTGTTCCAAGCTCCCTTTTTACAGTCGTGCTCGTGGCCGAGAAGGTGTCACCGCCGGTAACAGTCCAGCCCGCTTTCCCGTTTTCAAACTCCGGGTTTACGATTAAGTTTTTAAAAGGAAGATCTTGTCTTTGAGTCGTTGTGAGTTGAGCGACTGATTCTGTACTAAATATGAAACAAAGAAACGCTGTTATAAATATAATGCAAAACTTCATGTTAGTGTTACCTCTGCACTTTCGTATAAGACCCGAACATCCGAGGTCGCCGTTCCTGATTCTTGCGTTGAAATTAAAATTTCATCGCCAGGGGATACCGCGACGCCGTTAATCTCACCCGGTGTAGAAACATCCGTAAGACTGCAAATACTTTCTCGTGACAAATCAGCCGTCGGAGAAAGCGACAAATCAATTGCCGCATTGGTCGAAGTGTATTGATTCGCTACACTTGAAACAGCGTCGGTTTCTTTTCTAATCAGTGCTGCGGTCGTGACAATTCTTTTGGTTCCCGTTACGTCAGGCGTGTACCAAGGAATTTTTATGGCTATTGGATTTCCCGCTTGATAACTTGATGGCACTCGGAAAGAGGCGTATTTTGCTTGAGCCAAACCAGCTTGATGCAAATGGACTTTCCGGTTGTATTCTATATCCTCAATGGGTCCGTTACCGACATCATACCAAATAAGCGAGCCACCGCCGCCGCCGCCTGATGCGTCGGCCCACTTTAATCCCGATGCTTCGTTTGAATCGGCAGTGAGCACTTGACCGTCAGTGCCCACTCCAAGCCTTGCTGGAGTTGAGGCCGCAGTTGCAACATAAATGTCGCCTTTCGTGGTCAGAGTAGATTTTGCGGTCCTGCCATCGACGTCTGTTTGCAGCTCATCAAGCGCTGCCTGAACGTCTGTTGCTGCTAGATTTCCAGATGGCGCGTTACTTATAGCGGAAGCTGCGTGTGCGGCCGAAGTGTCTGAAATATGATTATCAGTTTTGCTATCAATTTCGTCGAGCGCGGCTTTTACATCTGTGGCTGCTAATCCGCTCGCAGCATTATCGTAGGAAATTGAGCTTGAGGCATGGGCTGCTGAAGTATCAGAGACGTGGTCAACCGCACCTTGCACGTCGGCTTCAGTCAAAGTACTGGCCTTTGCCGCCCGGTTTGTGCCATCAGACAAAAGCAACGCCTCATCGGTTCCAAACGTCGAAACCGAAGTAACAACGCTCGGATTGTCCGAGGATGCACCGAAAACTATCGGTTCCCAGTTGTCGGGAGTTGCATCTGTATCTGGAATGAAAATTATGCCCTCGTTTTGGGCTGTAATTTCAACGCTCGCTCCACCTCCAACCTCATCGCCCGAATAAGCTGCAATCGTGATGGCGTTTCCATCAGAAGATGATTTTTTAACTCCAATATTTCCAGATCCGCCAAGCGATGATATTTGGGGCATGTTAATTGTGACTGGACCGCTTGACGAATCAACAACGTAAAGATTTCCCAGATCAGAATTTGTGAGCGTAAGGGGACTATCCGCTGTTGATACCGCAACGACATTTGTAAGGCCCCCGCCCGCCGCAATTGCAGCGGCCTCAGCGGCGCTTTGGGCCGCATCCTGAGCATATTTTTTTGCTGAATATTCGCCACCCGAAACGGCTGTTGGAGTTTGCGTGGCCCAAGCCTGAGCAAGTGTTGCGGCGGCCTCTGCGTTTGTTTCGGCGGTCTCTGCATTAGTTTCCGCAGTCTCAGCAGCGGCTCGTGCGGTTTCCGCAGCTGTTTTCGCAGTTTCCGCAGCAGTTTGAGCTGTCTCAGCCGCCGCTTGAGCGACCTGTGCATCGGTCACATACTGAGCCAAATCTAAAAGAGTTCCGGTCTGGTTCCAGGTGTCACCACTTCTTAAATAAAAATCGCCCGTATCAACATCAAGATATGTGTCGCCGTCAGCGCCATCATTACTATCTGGCGCACCATTGCCGCTCAAAAAGCTCGTTCCGTTTAAGCCGGGCTCAGGAATTGAGATGCTGTCGACGGTCCAAATTTCGACGTCGTTTGAATCGGTCAGTTTGAATTTATAATTGGCATTGCCGATAAAGACATTCGCTCTTCCCTCGGAATCCAATATCACGGGATTTGCATTTTGAGTGTCGCCAACGGCATCAGTGTAGGTCGCAAGTGGTGTTGTTGTGCCTGCCACATAAGAATAAAGTTTTCCGCCCGAAAGTGGGTCCCCATTGTTGTCGAAAAATTGATGTTTCGGTGTAGGTATTGAGCGAGCCATTAAGCCACCTCTGGCACAGTAAAGGAGCCGCTAATTGTGGTATTAATAGTCGTGGTTGAACCTATTAGAATGAAGCGCCCGTCTCCATAAGCTATTTCTCGCGTGCCACCCTCGGATTCATAATAGGTGTACGCGTAATGCCAGTTGCTTCCATCGTCAGTTGATATTGCAATAGACTGAAAATCTGCGGCATAAATGATCCAAGTGCCATTGCCGTATGCAATAGATTGCCACACTAAATTATCAATTGTTACGTCTGACCAAGTGACGCCGTAGTCAGTGGATTTCATGACGCCAGTGCTACTAATGGCCATAAATACGCCATTGCCATACCTAATACGAGACCACGATTTCGCTGAAGACGCGGCAACAGCGCTCCATGTAACACCGTCGTCAGTTGAGCGCATCACCCTATTCGTTCCATCTGACGCAACCGCAACGAAAACACTGTTTCCAAATGCGACCGATTTCCATGTATTAGCCTCTGCGGCTGCAATGGCTGTCCATGTGGCACCGTTGTCAGTTGAGCGCATGACTCTATTGGTTCCGGTGCTTGCTACTGCGACAAAAACTGAATTTCCATAGGCTACAGATTTCCAATCATTATTCTCTGCCGCCGTTCCAGCCGTCCAAGTTTCGCCGTCATCGCTGGAATACATAACATCCCCAGCGTTGCCGACGGCTACAAAGTAGTTGTTTCCAAATATCACACCATTTCCAGAAACACTTGCAGCAGCGGCGATGGATTCCCAGCTATGTCCATTTGACCTTGATCGAAGCACTCTATTTGTTCCGGTTAATGCGGTGGCAACAAAAGTGCTATTTCCAAAAGCAATGTCCATCCAGCTATCATCATCCGTTGATGGCGGCTCTTCTTTTATCCAGTTCGAATAAAAGGGAATTTTCATTAGATCAAAGCGAGATTGTTCTTCAACTTTTTCAAGCGTAATGGCCTCGTTGTTGATTTTCAAAGTGGTGATCGCGCTATCATTTATCTTGCCAGTTGTTACCGCCAAGTCTTGAATTGCACGAGTTGGGATTGAGTCATCGGCCATCATCGTTTCAGTTATCGACTCGGTATTTAATATCGAAACATTATCAATCGTCTTAAGCGTTACATCGTTTGAGTCTGTTATCACAAATTTGTAAGCCGAATCATCAAGCCATACGCTGGCTTCGCCGTTTGCATCGAGCACGACAGGATTCGTATTCGCAGTGCCACCACCTTTATCTGTATAAGTAGCTAAGGGAGTCGAAGTTCCAGCCTGGTAGGTGTATATTTTTCCGCCAGCCAATGGATCACCGTTAGCATCAAAGAATTGTTGTTTAACAAATGGTGCGAGGTGGGCCATTACTGTTTGCCCTCATGCTTTGTAGAATTTTCAAGTTCGTTGCTGAAGACTCCAACACCGATATAACCTGCTGGACGTGTTACACTTGGAGACAATGACTTTTTGGCAGACCATTCTAGAACTCTTCCTGGAGTGGGCACCTTTTTTCCTTGTAGCAGCATGTAGCTATATGCGGATTGAGCTTCTTGACTCCAACCGCTAGGGCTCAAGAAATTGGCCCACATCATTCCTCTTGGTGTGTCGCTTGCTCCAACTTTAGATGGCATATTGTTAAGGACAGTTTTCATGTCGGCGAGCACTCTTTCGCCGCTTTCTCCAAAAATTAAAATGCGAGCCTCCTTTCCAAGCGATGAGAGATTTCTGACAAGTTTGTGTGGGTCGATTTCTCCTTTAGTCATAGATTTTTCAGCGATTTGCGAGAGCTTGTATTGTTTTAAAACTTCGAACTCTTCTGGAAGATGCGTTTTGATGTCGGTCAATGCATCATAGTTCTTGGTATTAAAGAACCGATCGGCGAGCTTCTCAGACGGCATTTCGTCGATAATTTTTGCTAGATGTTTTGGCGATCCGATTTTTCTAATTCCACCCGCTTTTGCTATGATCTCAAGTTCAGACATCATGGCTCGCCAACCTTTATTGGTCTGCTTGATTTGTCGAATCAGGTCTTTTGCAGCGGCTTCGCCCTGAGATTTTGTTGCGCTATTTTCTATGGCAGCTCTTAATATTTCTCTTCGCTCAAGTCTTTGAATTGAACTTTTAACTTTTCCGAGTGCCATTGCGAGTTGCCCCTGACCCGCATCGATGGCTGAGCCTATTTCATTATCAACGCTTGATCTTAACTGCTTTAAACTATCAATAGACTTGGCGTTCCTGATCAGATCACTATATTTTTTAATTGCCTGCCCTTGAGGTAGCTCTGAAAACTCAGCCAAATCTTGTTTCATCAAACGATTCGCGGCTCGGTGAGATGCATGTGGATTGACTTTTATATTCTTTGCGCTTTCACGTATTTGCTCAAAACTTGCAGCAAGCGGTTCGCTCTTTTCCCCAATTTTAGCGAGAATGCCCTTTTTTGCTTCAGTACCAGCTTCATAAGGAGTTAGGGATCCCGTGGGGGCAAGATCATCAGCGGCCTTTTTTACTCCTTTCATAATCGGGTCATAAGATTTGCGCACCTTCTCGCCCGCAACGGTCGGTGACTGACCGATAATATTTTCCAGATTTTGTACGTTAGGATTTGACGAAATCATTCCTGGCGTGGCTTGTGCGCCGAATGTTTTGGTCGCGCTCTTAATTTCCTCAGCATTTGGCTTAGGTTTTGGATCAAAGCCTAAGTTTTTGAATTTTAAACTCGACTCTGTGGTTTCAACTACTTCCGGCATGACTGATGGTTTGCCAAATACCGCATTCTTGGCCGATTTCCCGGCGCTTAATGCAACTCCCTTTGCGACTGAGAGTGCTGGGGATATAATTTGGCCAGCGCCCTCGCCAGTTGCACCCTTTAATCCCTCTTCAATTGGACGCACCCAAATTTCTTCCCTTGATTTTGGTGCTGACTCCATACCGAGACCCGCCCGAATTGTATTTGCGAGCGCTTCGCCAGCAAATGCTCCTCCGCCCGCTGCTAAGACAGCACCAATGGGCCCCGCCACAGTGCCTAAAGCTCCGCCGCCAATGGCGCCAGCTGCCGGAAGTGCGCGAAGAGTTCCTTCGATCGTAGTTTCTGGAATGCCAAAATGGCTTTTAGGTTCAGAGGTTTTCTCAGATTTTAGAGGCGCCCACTCGTCTGAGCCAACTTTTTTAAACACAGTACCATCTTTAGCCGTTCGAGTAACAGGTTCCCACTCATCGGCGTCGATCTTGCGATAGAATGTCCCGTCCTTCGCTTGCCTTTCCATCAATCAGCCCACTCGATTTCATTAGTTTTAAAAGTTTTTTTGTCAGAATCAGGCGGACCTTTTGATATTTGCTTCAGCTGTGAAGCTCCACTAAAATTACTTAGTGTCTTTTCGCGCTCATAGTGCTGTGCCTTTGCTAGTTCGGTGTTGTACGCATCTTTTAGTTGCGCAATTTTATCTCGCAAAATCTTGGCATTTTCGGCGTTACCAAGAGCATCGTTATAGTACTCTTTTGCCGCAGCTTCGCGTTCGGCGTCTGATAATTGTCCGCCGAATAATTCTTTGAGAGTTGTGTTGGCAAAATTCCTTGCCTGGTCTCTTCGTCTGATAGCGTCTCGCGACCTCAAGGCATCAGGGAGAACAGAGGCGAATCGTCCGCCGCCCGCTTCGCCAAAGCCTTTGTCTTTTTCCATCTCTGATGCCAATGCTTCAAGCCTATCAATTGCTGTTTTGACGTTAACCGCTCCTTTTTGCGTAAACGTGTTGTAATGTTTTGCGTAGTCTTTATCGACCTGTTCTTGACCTTTGGTATAAGCACCCATGCGTTGATTTTTCGCCTCCGCTTCATGCCTCTTAATTCCGACCTCTTCTTTTTTGGGCCCGAAATCTTTTTCCTTCCACATTTGGTCGAGTCGGTCTTTGGCGGAAAGTGTTCGCAAGGTAAGGTTTTGTGCATAGTTGGGATCAAATGAATCGGGCTCGTTTTCGACGCCGGGAAGTCCCATTTGCATGGCTCTTTGTTTTAGAGCGGTCCAGCTTGCCTGATCTTTTACGTTTGGAAGCTGGCTTGCCAGAAAATCCGTTGTCATCTTCGCGTGATTGAGCTTTTGCCTCAAGGCACCCGAATCTCTTGCTTGAAATTTGCTTTCAAGCTCCATCGCTTTTTCAGGATTTAACTTAGCAAGTCCCGCAAGAGTGGCTTTACTAAGCGTGATATTGCCATCTTTATCAACAAGGATGGCTTTTTTTACGGCATCACGCTCATCTTGCTCTTGCTGAAATTGTTTTTGTTCCAGTTCAGATTTTTTTTGTTTGAGCATTCGTTCGTTGGCCAAATCTTTGAGGCGCAAACCCTCGGCAATATTGCCAGTAATATCTGGGCCCACCATTTTGGAATAAAAACTTGTGTCAATAATAGCCATTTACGCAACCTCCTCAGCGCAAGTTGCAAGTAAAAGTGAAAGCGCCTTTTTAATATTGATTACCTTGATTCCATTTTCATCTTCGGAAACCAAGCTTCGCCCCAGTTTGGTTTTCTCAAGATCTTGTGCCATGACCCCGATCCAATCGCCCTTGCCATGTTCATGAGAAAGATACTTAAACTTATATGGTTTTATGGCTCGCTTAAGTTCGGCGAGATCTTCACTGGATATAGGCTCAATCTCGGCTTTTAATCTTTCATCGGAAAAAACGTAGGCCCCGCCCTTTGCCCCTTGTTCAAGAAGCCAATTTTGCTGATTAAGTTTGGCCATTTCGGATGCCGCTCTAGCATTTCCCATTCCTGTGTAAAGATCAGAAAGACTTGCGCCTAAATTTGTTGCAGCACTTGCTTGTCCAGCGGCGGAAGATTGACCCATATTCGCAAGCGATGAAAGCCTGTTAAACCTTCGGTCGCGATCCGAATTAAATCTATTATAAGCATTGTTAAATTCCTCACTGGCGAGACCTTGAGAATATCTTGCGAGCGACTTCAAAGTGGCACCTGAGTTTAAGCCACCACGGGCCGCAGCCGATCTTTCAATTGCTTTTTGACCCTCGGCCATTCGAAACGCATAACCGGGGTCTTTTTGAAAATCAGACATTGTAAAGTCACGCTGGAAATCTGGGCTTGCAAGCTGACTGAGCGTTGCTTCACCGACTTGGCGAAATGGTTGGAGGTCGGCCCGCGTTTGGTTATACATCTCTTTTTGAACTCGGGCGGATTGATCTGCGGCGCCCACTTGAGCGTCTAAAGCATTTTGTGATGCCTTTTTTCCAGAAAGATCTGTGCCTATTATATTATCAACGAAATCAACCACGCCACCCATTAATCAGCCCCCAATTGTTTGATAATTGTAAGAATGCCCTGATCTGCTGAAACAATATGAAATCCGACATGAAGTGCAGACATTAAAGCCGTTCGATGATTTCGGTCTTTGATATGTATGTTTGCAGATAAACATTCGCAGCCATGTTCTTTTGCCGCTCTCTCGATCTGGTCAATCAATCTTCGAAACTCACCAGTCCCACGATGTTCTATATCGATAAACATTTCCGCTATGTAGCACTCTTCGCGAGCGATGCGGTAAAATACAAAACCCTTTTCGTTTTCAAGGATGTCGTAATCCATTCTTGCTTTTGCATAACGTGCGTAAAGCGTATTTGAAACAGGTATCATGTGATCTCTCTTCCCGAAATTCTTGAAACAACTTTGCTTGCGACACTTGCAACGGCGTAAACCTTGTCTCCAGATTCTAAAATTTGATTTTTCATTTCGGTCAAATCAACCGAGGCTCCGGCGCCAATTGATTGAGCGCTTGTTATTGTGTATTCAGCGCCTACGACTTGACCGCTTGGAACAATGTAGACCGTTATGGTTTGTGAACCGACATCTGTGTTTGTGGCCGACATTTTGTCGATAATTGCTTTCGTGCTTGCCGGAACAGTGTAAAGAAGCGTGTCGCTATTTGGGACATAACTTGCTTGGTCGAGACATTTAGCTGTTACAGTCATAAGTTAGGCCCCACATTTAAGCCACCCTCAAGCGCAGTGACTCGTGTTTGAAGTGATGTGACTGATGACTGAAGAGAACTCACACTTGATTCAAGTGCTGAAATATCCGCTTCCACGCTCGTCAAATTTACATCGACTGCGGTTTCAAGCTCCTCATTTGAAAGCGCTATCGGACCTCCAATTCTTAAAAATAATTCTCTGAACCACGCAGCCCATACTGGGTGCATGATTCCATCGCGACTTGTAACTGGAGTCTTATATGGAACAGGGGGCACGGTGATTGCCATTAGCTTGCCCCCTTTTCCATTTCAAGTTCGGCGCCTAAAAGAGTGGTGCCGACTGGATCAGATATTCTAAGTTCAAAAACTCTATCTCTTGAAGCTCCAAGCCTTCGCCAAACCGCACGCACACTTCTTTGACCAATTTTACCAAGGGAGACCCAGCGTTCATTTGACCATGTGTAACCACCATCATCAGACCACCTGAGCATTGCTTGGGGGTCAGTGCCTTGGCCAGAGCCATCAATTCCCACTCCAGTTTCGGCGTCCAATTGAAAGCTGTTATAAAAAATTCTGGTGAGACTACTTGTGATATGTGGTGCCCGCCTAATTCGAATTATTTCTTCTGAGTTGTCAGAGTAAATGCTTGAGCTCAGCGAATAGATTTTCCCGTTTTGGTAATCACCCACAACGTGAGTGCTATGAGCAAAAGCATGACAATCTGCTCTGTGTCGTTCAAGTGTTCCGCCATTGTTGTAAGCTCTTTCGTGCCAGAGACCAGTTGAGCCGTCATAAACCCATGTGGTGTCGGCGCTTGAAAAATTCAAAACGTAAAAGAAATGCCCGTCTTGCTGATAAGTGTAAGCAACTGCATCAGAAATGTCGCCGTACCCTTGAATGGCATGTTCGACCGCATGAGTGCTGATGCGTTTTGGTTGATAACCACTTGCCTCATAGACAATGCCTGAACCTTTGTCGTCTTTACCGAGCCAATAAACAGTGTTATTCATTTTTGCGACTGAAAAAGCGGCGGCACAACCGTGCTCGATATAGGCGCCGTTAACTCTTTCAAAGGGAAAATCAGCATCACCACTATTAAAAAATACTTCGGTTGATTGCGTTCCAAAAAGCCATAAATCTCTGTGGTCGCTGATAATGGCCACGATATTATCTGGCTGGGCCTCAGAAGATGCCACGTCTGAACCATCAAAAGTCACATCATTCAGGCCTGAAATAAAAAATTGCTGAGAGTCGGGTTTTATAAAAACAAAGTAACCATCTTGAAACACAACTTGTGTGGCGCCCAAAAACTCTGGATCTGTGATTGTTGTAAGGGTAGAGCCAGAGAGGGTGTGATAATAACCGTTTGTCCCGTCAACAACCATTAAAGTTGTGAGATTATTGGCCATGCTCACTTGGCCCGTTGACGTTGTAAGAGTTCCTATTTCAGTTGCAACCCATGACGATGAAACTCGGTAAAGCTTGTCTGCACTTACAACAAATAATTTTCCATCCGTTGCGGCGTAAATGCCGCGAATGGGACCGTCGCCAATTGTAGCGAGCAGGGAAAGGCCTGGCGTTCGAACAAGAGACATGACCTCTTGTTCTTTTCCACGATTTGACTCAGTGACTTCGGGAAACCAGTTTACACACCTTTGCGCATCGACATTTCTCGACTGCGCGGTGTAACTTGGCCCTATAAATCCCTGAAATCGCACTCATTCCCCCGTATATATGTTATAGATTCGTCGGCCTGAAATAACTGGGTCAGACGTTAGGAGTTCAGGCTTAGAATTAATTCGCTTAATATTGGCTTTTGACTGACGAGCAATTTCTATGAGCTCAGCGCTTGCGGCTTTTCCATAAGACGGCGCAAGTCGAAGCGCGAGATTTGACACGAGCATTTCATCATAACCAGGCGGCAAACTGACTGAATCCCCAAGCGCCGAAAAACTAGAAAGAGGTTTCAAAGAATAAAAAATAAGCTTATTTGCGGCGTTCGGAATCGGCCAAGTTTTCACGGTCACAGTGGGATTTGTGAATTCAATATAAACTCTTGAAACAAGTGAGCTCGTTGTCGTTTTATCGGTAATATTGGCCCACTCTTGAGCGGTCAAAATTTTTACGGGATATTCTTCGTTTTGGCCCGTTATTTTCGCGAGTGCTAGTTCAACTGAAAGTGGGCGAGCAGAGTTAAAGTCTCCGCTTGTTCCCCAAGTATAGCTTTGTTGATTCCCGGTCAGAGTGAATTCGTCAGTAGTTCGCGCATAGATAATTAATTGCTCATTACTGAATGTAGCAACCATTCGATTAAGAATGTTTAATCCGTCTGTCGCTTCGGATGCGGGCAAAGTTTCGCCTGCGGCCAAAGCACCGATCGTTTTTGCTGCATCAGATATTATCTCGCGAACCGTTGCCATTAAAACCTACGTTTCTTTTTGCTTTTGGGCTCTTCGATCTCGGATGGCAGCGCTTCCGCATCGTGAGATAAATTATCATGCTCACCGGATTTGACTTCAGCGGGTTTTAATTCTGGTTTTTGCTCAGAATCAAAGTTCGCTGGTGAATCGACCCAACCAGGGCCAGCCGCTTCAAACTCTTCTTTTGATTTGAAAAGCTTTGCTCCAAGTTGCTTGTGATATTTGAAGCTTGGCCAAATTTCGTTTTTCATATTTGGGCTCCTTTTAATAATTGTTCAGCAATTTCGTGTGCGTTTTCGGTTAATTCGACATGGGGATTTTTTGCAATTTCTTCTATCTTATGCTCGCGCATGACTTTTCTTAGCCAATTTCCAATGTGTCCCTCATAGGGCTTGTTCGCATCCCAATGAGTGAGCGTAATCTCTGGAGCCATAAAAACCTTGCCGCCAGTTTTTCGCCACTCCTCACAAAAATAAGAATCCTCGGTGTAGAGTGCTCCGTTTGCGTACGGGATTTGAAAATAGCAATACGATTTAGAGCCACGGCTTTCGTATTCTCGGTTCGGATAAGCTGCTCGGAATTTTTCAAAAATCTCTCTTGATAATGACATGAATCCTGTCGGAATCATCTTCATCTCGATGAGGCCAAGATTGTTGGACCAAATTTCCTCAGTATCCATGAATGCAATCGGGTAGCTTTCGGCTTCTTGTTTAAGCCTATAAGCTCCGCCCACTAAATCGACGGGATAGTGTGCAATCTTGATAAGCGATCCGATTTGAAAAGTAATATCGGCGTCCACAAAGATGAGCCTGTCATTATCTGACTCTAAGAACTCCTTGACGATTTGGTTTCGTCCCATTGCAAGGTTAGTGCAAGAAGGAAGAAAACAAACATTGAGCTCGTGACCCATCTTTGTGGCAACAGCCATCTCGGCCAGCAAACAGCCTGCAAGTTGAAAATGAAGTTTCGAATCGTAGACCGGAATGCCGACCGAGATTTTCATTACGCTGAACCCTTAATGATATTAATAGCAACAAGCGCTGCTCTTAACTCATTAACAAGGGTTACAATTCCGTCAGCTTGTGCTGAGGTAGAATAACCCCACGGCGACGTTGTGGTTGCCGCAGTTGTTGTTACTGCTGCCTGAGAGGCATTTGCTCTCTGGGCAATAGCTGTTCCACCGTAAAAAGCGACCAGGTCTGAAGTCGATTGACCGACAACATATCCGCCGCCAGTTTTGGGCGTATTTGATTCCAATGAATCGGTTGCTGTGTTAACCATTTTTCTCTCCTAAAAAGTGTGTTTAAAGTTTTTGTGGCCCAATTTCTCAGGCCACAAGCTCTGTAATTTTATTAAGCAGGTTGTCCGACGACTCGACATGCAAGCTCTGGATAGATGCATTTCCATCCACCCAAGAAATCAACGCGAGTGATATTTCGATAATTCACAATGTCGAACTGCGAAGTCATTGTGAGCGAAATACCTGCATCGGGATCAACAGCACGAACTGCTTTAACTCCGTCGCTAGGAAGCTCGAAATCCACGGAAGCAAAAGCGAAAGCTGCTTTATGGAATACGAGGTTTTGAGGAGCTACTACGTCGGCGTAACTTGATGCGTGACCGAAAATTGTGATTGCTGCGCCATCTTGAGGAAGAGCATTCACGTTTTGATATTGGCCAGAGGCATAGATCGCCCGATCAATCGGGATCGTGAGATTTCCTGATGCATCGGAATCTGTGTCAGCAGTTACAACAAACTGAGCAAGCTCACCAGTTGACTGACGAGTTTGTGGGTTAACCGCATAAACGTCGGCGATTGTAATTACGTCGCCTTTTTTTAAGCGTGTGGCAGCTGCGGCCGTCCAACCATCGGTAACAAGTTCGGTTGCGCCGGCATTTGTTGCGCCGTTCATTAATGGTGTACCGCCAAGCGCTCCAACCGTATGCTTCACGACGTTTTGACTCATCATAAATTTTGAGCCACCGGCGATGCCCATTACGCCTTGTTCATATTGCTTTGAGATTTCGCTTGAGGACTGAAACAATCCCTTTAAACCTTCAACAAGTGAGGCTTCTACCAAGGGATCAACAACAGCAATTGTCTGACCCTTGGGGGCACCGGCCAGTGCCATTTTTGCTCTAGCAAGCGTGAACCCTTTTAATGTAGAGGGAAGAGAGCTTGCTGATGGAACACCAACAGAATGGAAAACTTGGCTATACATATCGCTGTAGAGCTGAGAATCAATCTTGTTGGCCAAAGCAATTGTTGCGGGATCGATATAGCGCTCGCGAAACTTGTCGATTGATAACGTTCGATCTTTTTGAGAGAACGCCATGCCGACGTGATAGTGTTTATCAACCGTCAACGCAACCGACTGATCTTGCGTGTCCTGGATATTAAGGCTTGCACCTTCGGTTACTTCATAACGAACGGGCTTACGAATATTGATAGTTGCACCTTTTTTTGCTCCTTGTTGAGCAAACTGGTCGCTATATTCGCTTGTAACGTTTTTTGCGAGGACAAGATGGTTTTTTAAACTCATCAATGTCTCTTTTAGAATTACACTGTCTGTTAACAATGAATTGCTCATTTTAAAACTCCTGGCCCCTAGTTATGGGGCAATGGTTTAAAGTCGAATTTCAGAAATGCTTAATAGGCATCTCTTTGTCTCAACTGCTCCATGCGCAATCGCTCATATTCGCTTTGCGAAATGTCGGGGTCGAAAATTGATTTTTTCCCGGCACCCGATGTTTTCGCACTAACGGGAGTGAGTGGTTTTGGAGCTTTTGTTGTTTTTGTTTCTTTTTGCACTTCAGAAGCTTTGGCGAGCCGCGCTTCGAGTTTTCCAAACTCACGTGCAGCAGCAAGCGGAGATAGTTTGTTGATTCGCGCAAATTCCTCACGATTTTTTGCGAGTTCATACATTAATTCAGGGCCATTTTCAGAGCCTAAAATTAACTCCTGAACGGCGGATGAAACTTTAACATCGTCAACCCCCTCAAGAACATCGTGAAAGTCCGCATTTTTCTCTGCAAACTTGGTCACTCGCTCGTTGTGAGCATCGACTTTCGCTTGAAACTCATTTTGAATTTTCGTTTTAAACTCTTTTTCTTGGTTAGCTTTTTCTCGCTGTTCGAGCTTCCAATCAGTTAGAGCTTCGACGTAATCTTCATGTGTTTCGAAATCGTCCGGACTCGGCTTACCTTCTTGAGCCTTCTGAGTCGTTTCGGCCGGCTGAGTTTTTTCAGGATTTTGAGTGTTTTTGAGCGCCAATTCACGCCAATACTCTTTTTCCTGTTCAGCGACACTTAAGCGCTTATTTAATTTCTCAACTCGACGTTGAAAGCCAGATTTTTTCTTTCCAGCTTTTTCCTCAGAATCAGCCTTTACTTCCTCGTTTTCTTCGCCTGATTCTTCTGAATTTTCTTCTATTTCCTCTGAGACCTCCGAGTTCTCAGTTGTTTCATCAGATTGAGAATTCGCATTCTCACTAGACGCGGAGACTTGCTCTGTTCCTTGAGCGCTTTGATCCACAACATTACCCTCAGCATTTCCCGACCCGACTGCGGCCAAGACTTGCTCTTGAGTTTCTGTTGTTGATTCTATTTTGATTGCCATGGTTATTCCCTTTCCATGTGGTTAACCCGGTGGAAGCCCGCCGGTAGGTGGTTGATCTTCAGGGACAAAAGCGTCTTGAGCGCCTATCCCCATTTCTAAACTTTGTTGGGACGGATCACCCGACGGGGAAACTTGCGAATTACCATCGGGGTCCGTTTCGTTTTCATTAATTGGTTTGTAAAAATCCAAGAAACGCTCTTGGCGTGCTTGGATTTGCGCAATTTGCTGCCGCAAAAGTTCAATGCTTTCGGTGGAGCCAAGTTTTGCCGATTCAATTTCGAGATTGGCCTGAATCTTTGCCATCTCAATTCGCTCTCGTGATTCAAGTTCCATTTTTTTGGTCTTAACGAGCTCGCTTGCCTCATTTAATTGTTGGGTGAGCGCTTCAATCATTTGGTTCATTTGCGCCATTTGTGTTTGAACTTCTGGTGGCAGCGGTTTTTTGTCTTTATCTTCGGCAATACCTGGAGGCAGTGTCTTCTTAAGCCGCTCGGCAATTTCTTGAGCACCCGGCCAATCCATGTTTTTAACTATTAAATCAGAAATCATCGGCGCGACCTGGGGCATATCACGAGTAAACTCAAGCATCGTCTTGGCAGCCTCTTGGCGCTTGGTCGCAAAGCTTGGGCCCGTTGTGACGATGACGTCGTATTTACCTTTTCCGAGTTCGTAGAGTTTTTGCTCGCCCTTTTCTTCAAAGATTTCGTTTACTCGAACAATATCAGCTGAATCATCTTCGCCTAATATTCGAACAGCCCGAGGCGTGTCGTAAATTTTTGGTATGAGATCAATGAGAATTCTTCCACAGTGCCTTATTGAACGCTTAAGGTTGTCAACAAAATGAAAGTTATTCGTTTCTGCTTGTTGAGCGCGGTTTAAGATTGCGCGTCCTGATGTTTCATTACTACGAACGCCAAGAGAGGCGTCATAAATTCCAGTTGTTGACTTTAGATCTTCGCTCGCTTGGATTCTTGCATTTGTGATCGCTTGAACGGGCGGTTCGTAAACATTTCTTGATGGCGGGGGCACTGGTTCGCCCGCGATACTTGTCGCCTTATATTCGAGAAAAGCGAAGTTTTTGCGATTTGCTTGGGCCCATTTTTCTTTGTGTCCCTCAAATTGTCCCTCAACGCCAATAAATGGCGCTTTTGGTGCAAGTGCGATTTGTTCGGTTTCAACTGAGGCCCAGTAGTTATACATTTTTTGCGGGTCTTTGGCGTGACGAATGACGCTTTCAAGTATTCTTTGCCCGTCTATGTAAAGCTCATCGCCGATTACAGGAATTATTGGGATCCACTGGCCCGGCCACTCGGTTTCTTCTAATATTTCAATGCCATTGATTTTTAAGTGTTTAATTGTGGGGATTGCTGTATCCCGCTCGTTGATGATTTGAATTTCAGGGGGAAGAAATTCTGGCAGATCTTTTTTCTCAACTTTTTCTCCGGTATTAAGTAAGCAAATTGTCGCAGCTCTAAATGTCTTGTAATAATATTCGGCAACTCGACACGTTTTTGATCCCGCCCAACCTGGCACGCTATTGCCGAGCGATTCCCAGTCGGACATTGATGCGAGTTTTGACTTTGGATAGGTGGATTTATAGTCTTCTTTGCTTATATCTTCGAAAACAAAACCCCAATTAGCATCGCTACCATCGGGCTCTTGATGAGCGGGATCGAGATAAACAGAAAAATGATTTCTTACTCGCTTGATTTTTGGCTCAAGATCAAAGCTTGTTGGATCACAGTATTCGGTTACGACTCTAAAATAACCAAAGCTATTAGTGGCAGCCCCTTCAGCCGCAGTATCGTAAGCCACTTCGGCATTTGACGCGTTCTCAATGTGTCGAATTATTCCTTGAAAAATTTTTGCAGTTTCAACATCGGCATTATCATCGGCAGGGATAACCTTGATCGCTGGTCTGTTTTGCCTGATTTCATTTGTGATTTGTTTTACATATTGCGGAAGCCGATTAATTGTAAGACACGGTTGTCCCTCGTCTTCACGTTCCGCTCTTAAACTTTCTGGCCACTGTTCACCAGCGCGAAATCTAAGATCATCGAGGGCTTTTTCTCTGATCTCGTTTTCTGCTTCTTGAGCAAGCTTAAAGCGTCGACGCGCGACTTCGAGAATCGACTCAACGTCATTCTTTTTTGGTGTTTCAGGATTTTCTTCGGCCACATCCTGATTGTCGGAGAAAGTCTAAAGTAACAAAGGTTAACCGACGGTTAACAAGAGGTTTACCAAATACCTAACGCATCCAACTGTCAGGACCGCCCCGGCCTGAGAATCCTGAGCCCTTGGGCGTTTCATCGTTTGCGGGCTTAACCTTTGCTCGCTTTAAACCCGACATGATTAGATAGCGAGTGGAATCCATTAAGTGGTCGTTTTCTTTTACAATTCTTCCCTTCTCATCTCGCCTATAAAGCCTAAACTCATAACGCCAATTTGAAAGATTGCTAAAAACTTTCAATCTTCCCGTTGAGAGTCTTTGCCATACCTCGTAGATGCCTGCCTCAACGGCGTTAGATGCGAACTCGAGATCAAGCCCTAAATCCACATATAATTGGTAAAGTTGTTTTCCATCACTCTGGCTACGACCCCGTGATGCGGGGTCAAGAACTCCAGGGATCCATGCTCCGCGCGCCTTAATGCTTTCTGCATGAATGCTTGGTTCGGCTTGGCCTCGGTAATGTTCGCTATAAAGATAGACAATATCATTTTCCTTATCGATTGCGCCCCAAATAGCTGCCGTGCGATTCCAGCCCACATCTTTGCCGAAAACTCTTGGCCAGTGGTTAGGAATTTCAAACGGATCAACAATGAAATCACTTTCAGGCACTTGATAGATTGCGCCGGCGCCAAGTTGTGGAACACCTTTAGAGCGAGCGTCACGCTGAAACGGGGGAATTGAGTCCCATAACTCTTTTTTTACTTTTTCGGATAAGTGGGGCACGTCATCCCATGTGGCAGTTGTGACGTGCTTTAAGCCGTTTTCATTTTCTTGGATTTGTCCGCCCGGCAGGAACGCCATCACTGTTTCGCTCATACCTTGAAGTGGTGTAAAGGTGAGCATGACAAGTCCGTTATTGGTCATCGTACGAAGTAAACACTCGATATAAATATCAATCGGAGGTTCCTCGTCGAGCCAATCAACATCGATTTCTTCGCCTTGAAATGATTCACGGCCCTGGTCGTAACTTTTAAACTGAAGCTTACTAACCCCTCCGCTTGCATGTTTCACAAAGACGGTATCAAAAGCATTTGAAACGCCAGCTTTTGCAGAGGTTGAGACGATACATTCTGACGGAATGAGTCCGGTTCCAATATCAGTTATCGGTCCCATAAGTTTTTCTTGAACAATGTCGCGAACAGTTTTTGATGTGTCGCCCGAGGCCCTTGCTTTGATTGGCCGATTGAATCTTCTCCCTTTCCACCATGCTGGATAAAGGCCTGTAAGATGTATGGCCATTTCATAGCCCCCTGCGCCCTCGGTTTTTCCTACGCGATTTGCGGCCATAAAAAGTCGCTCGCGAAATTTTGCTCCGGCCTCAAAAAACTCCATGTGCTTGGGATAAAGTTCACGCCTCAGCGGCCCTGTGTCGGGATAGTAGGTAAAAAGCTTTTTGCCTTTTTCGCGACGGCGCTTTTCAGCCAGTGCTTCGGCGAGCTCAATCTTCTGTTCGCGCTGCATTCATGAGCTCCTGAATTTTTGCATCTAGCTGTTCGTCTGTAAGATCCTTAAATGTTCTTACATCGACTTCTTTTTTGTCGCGCCACTCATCGGGCTTTCGGTTCTTGAGCCAGAAGATTGCGGCCACATGGTTGCCATTTATGGCCATTTGAAAAAGTGAGGACTCAACGAGATCGTCTGCGATTTGTTTTGCGTCCTTTAGGGAGTGCAGAAAACTTGGATGATTTGCTTTCCAATTGTGAAGTGTTCGGATCGAAACCCCGACGATGTGGGCAACTTGTTTGTCGGTTTTGCCCCGCTTGTAAAGCTCAAGCATCAAGGCTTTCAGGGATTCGTTGAATTTTGTTGGGCGCCCTCGTTCCATGTAGAACGTATCGTCACCCAGTCCAGTGAAATTTCGGATAACCTGAAGATAACTTTCGGTTTACATTATTTTGTAGTTTTCTATAAGATAACTTTTGATAGCATTTCAATTATGGACATCGAAAAATATCACCGCAAAGGCAAAGTATTCACCAAGCAAATTGGCCTCAAAGTTGAGCCGGAATTAAAAGAAAAATACGAGTGGCTTCAGGCGCACATCAATGCGGCTGAGATGCTTCGTGATGTGGTAAGAGAAACGCTCGATAAATGTGAAGCTATTATTCGAGAAAAAGGCGCTTAAGGTTGGCCAATCTTCCGTGACACAATAAAGCTCCACGGAAGGCATCGGCCAGCCCACGGACGGGCACTATTTTAAGGAACAGTGTTGCAGTCAGTGTCTTCTTGCTCAGCAACCATTCCAAATTCTTTTAATTTTTGCTGAAGGTTCATGTTTTTAAGTATTAAAGTTGTGTTGCCCACGGTGACCGATATTGTTCCATCTCCATTGTTTTTAATTGTTATTACATCAGTTCCAGATGAAGAGTCGCTTTGGCACGTGATATAAGTTACGGCTCCAGTATAATTATCGCCGCTTACATTATAAGTGCCTTTTTCAATAACATAATGACCGACACCAAAGTTTTTGCTCGGAAAAAAATAATACTTCATTTCATAATTGCTACCGTCGAGCTTTAATCCAATGGCCTTAGCATCTCCGGTTGTTGTGTTGTAGACTTCCGCATATTCACCGACAACCCCAAGCGAATTGTTCGCGTCACCACTCGATCCGCCGCTGCCACAACCAATAACTGCAAATAAAAATAATCCAAAAAGAATGTGTCTCATGTCTGGCCTCCAATCCTTTAGAGTCCAACAACCGTGCCCAGCCAAGATGTTCTTAATTTCCCTATAAGGCGAACATTCTCAAATGGTGACGCAAATAAACTTTATGTATGTCTAATTAGTGCCGTTGAAGATGTGGAGACTTCGCGTGTGCAACGACGTAAACGGCTTGAGTACTATATAAAGCTTTTAGAGGAGGTTATCATTGGCCTGACACTTGAGGCCCATGGAATCAACGAGATTTCTTCTTTTGAGACTGTGGAGCGAGAACGCGATCCATTTCTTCATCGGTCGGGGAACGAAAATCACGAACTGTGCGAGCATAATCAATTACCATCTGGAGTTTCATGTCTTCCATGTCGGCGGTCACGGAAATGAGATGCTTAAGTCGCGGATCCGTCACCACGACATCCTCGCGAGCCGCACTTAGCTTCCTCGATGGATCATCGAACAACTGCACTGACTCAACTTTCAGTGCATGGGCGATTGCTTCAATAGAGTTATAGTCGGGCCATGTGGTCGAAGTCTCTACCCTCTGCACAACTTGCAAGGAAACGCCGGCCAGCTCGGCAAGCTTTGCTTGCGAAAAACCATGTAATTTACGCAAGATTTGAAGATTTTTTGCAAGGCGTTCTTTCAGTGATTTCAAGTAATTACCAATATTCCTCTTTTTTTAGGCATTTAAAATGCCTAATTAAGTTGCTTTAGATGCCTTAAAAAGGTATTATTTCCTTATGGTTAAGGAAGAATGGAACTACTTAAGAGCAAGAGCCCTAGTAAACGCGTCAGGATTCACGCGTGACCGAATAGCAAAGGAAGTTGGAATAAGCCGTAGAACTCTTTCCAACATTCTGCAGGGTCAGGTGCCGAGTCTTTCAGTGGTGAAGGGGCTTGCTCGAGTACTTGGATGCGGTGAGGAAGATCTTCTTCAACTAAAAGAAGCCGCCTCCTAATTTGTGCGGACAAATAAAATATTTGGTGCGGCTCGTCAAATGAGCTAAGTGCACGTGTGTATTTAAAACAGTGGGCGAGGAGTGGAAAATATGAGTGATCCGGCAAAAAAGATCATAAGTACGAGGCCCGAATACCATCAGTCTGCCATTCAAATGTACTTGAAGTGCGGCAAGCAATATTTCTACCGGTACATACTCGGTATGGTGATTCCGCCTAGGGCCGCACTCACGGTTGGCGGAGCCGTTGATACCGCCGTCACCCATAATTTGACTCAAAAGATTTCAAATGGCGCCGATGTACCTCTGCAAGAAGTTTTAGACACTTTCGAAACTGACTTCAATAAACGCTCCCTTACGACTGACTGGGGGGGCGATGACCCTGGCCAAATGAAAGATCAGGGTGCAAAGCTTGTTTCAGCTCATCATCAAGAGATTGCGCCGAAACTTGACCCCGTTTCAGTACAAACAAAGTTCAAGATTGAACTCGATGGCGAGTATGATCTCGGCGGTACTATTGATTTAGTTGAGAAAAACGACGTCGTTGCTGACACAAAGACAGCAAAATTGAAATACGACGAAGACGCAGTTAAAGACAGCATTCAGGCAGGGCTTTACGATTTCGCCTTCGAAGCGCTTAATGGACGGCCCGCAAAAGCGTTTCGTTTTGATGTTCTAATTAAACCCACGAAGACATTGCCGGCGCGCACTCAGCAAGTTGAAAGCAAAGTTACTCCAACACAGAGACAATTTCTTTTCGACACTATTGAAAACGTCCACAAAAGCATTAAGGCGGGAATCGCTATGCCAGCCCCCGAGGGCTCTTGGTGGTGCTCAAAAGAGTGGTGCGGATATTGGTCTATGTGCAAAGGAAAAAACCGATGAGTAAAGCCGAAGTTATTAAAGTCCCTGATGTGACAGGCTCAGCCCTGCCAGTTACAAATGCCGACGTCGAGGTGTTGCATCTTCAAAGGCAAATGCTGAAAGACTTTGTCATTAAGCAGCTAGTGAAGGGTGTTGATTATGGTGTCGTGCCCGGAACTAAAAAGCCCAGTTTGTTCAAGCCCGGCGCCGAGAAACTTTCACGGCTTTTCGGAATGGGTGTTCGAATGACAAGGACCGACCGCATTGTTGACCGAGAAAAAAACTTCGCCCTCTACGAATATCGCGCCGAAGTTTATTTATTGAAAAACGACTCAATTATTATCGCTCAATGCGAGGGCTCTTGTAACTCTCAAGAGAAGAAATACAAAGAGCGAACGGTCTACGCTCAAGGACAACAACCCAAAAAAGAAACCACTCCGATCTTTGATATTTTAAACACACTTCAAAAGATGGCGCAAAAGCGTGCCTATGTTGGTGGCGTTATTCTCGCCGTCGGTGCGTCCGACTTTTTCACTCAAGACATTGATGATCCTCAAGATGCTCAGTCGCTAAACGCAGCCAACACACAAGAAAGACAGACTGCAAGGGCGACCGCTCCCAAGGTTAAAAGTGCGACCGCAGCTGATCAAGTCGACAATATCTGCCCACAGTGCGAAGGCCGCATGATGGTTTCCAAATACCCTAACAAAGAGACGGGCAATCACGATTGGTATTGCTCGAAATGCAAACTTTCAAAGCCGAGGGCTGGATGAATAACGTAGTGATCCCTTATCAGAACGCCACCATTAGGTTCGGTGAGCACGTAGATAAAGAGCTCAAAGATGTGCCTTTGTGCGACCTGATGAGGCTCCAGATAGAACTTCGCGAGGAGCTTTTAAAGCTGAGGGTATTTCTCGAATGTGTAGCCACAATGGAGATAGCGCGATGATCGAAGTCACTTTCTTTTTTAGAAGCTACGAATTTCTAGTCACTGACGACGATGGGACTATCAAGATTTATTGCTACACCGGCCAGTATTCCGTGCCTGATTACACTGAGGTCAAAGATCCGCTTCCTACTTTGAGCGAGAAGGCACATGCGGCCCTTGAGGAGTACAAAGGATCAAAAAGCGAGCGCCTCGCCGACCGCCACAATGATGATTTGAAGTCGGATGATCCGAAGGGGGCTGCGTGAAGCGGGAAATCTATTGCGAGAAAGACGCGAAAAGTCGCTTTAAAGAAACAAACCCTTACCACAACGAGTTTGTAACCAAGGTGTTTGGGCGCGCGCTCAGGGATTGCTTTTGTGATTGGTGCGGAAGACCTATCAGCGAGCAAGAAACTGTCGCTGCGATCTCAATTTATATCGGCACGGAACACAAGAAAATTGCTGGCTGGGAGCATGATTACATCGAACTCAACAAATCGGAGGGCGCGTGAGCGACAAATTTACAAAGAGAGAAGCGAAAATTTTGTTGGAATGGGCCAAGTCGGGAATGGATTGCGATACATCTCAGAACATGGCACCGGAAGGCTGCTTAATTGCGACCTATGGTACATCCGACTTAAAAGCGGTCAAAAAAATTTGGAAAACTATCATCAAAAAACTTAGGAGCGTGCAATGAACCAACTGGCCCAAGAAAACCAAAAGCTCCGAGAAGCACTCAAGGAAATTCATGCTCTGATTCTCGGCGGTGGAAGTGCGGCTCACGTAACAATGCAGATACTGGCGATTGTTAGGATGGTGTTGAGATGAAAGCCAAGTGCGACAACTGCGAAATTGTCGACGATCTTGATTCTCTAGCAACCGAGGACCATCAGGGTATTTTGCGTTGTGATCATTGTGGCGACGAAATCGAATTTATTCATGAACTCAACAAGGGGGGCAACGATGGAAAAACGACGACCAGGTAGACCGAAGCAAAATCTTAAGCTTGTTACTCTTGATGAAGCCGTCCAACTCATCAGAGAAACGCTTATGAAAAAATACAACAATCCTAAAATAGTAGAGCGAATGTCAAAGGCGCCTCGTACACTGTACAACTTGCGCAGCAAAGGTTTGCTCACGAAACACGGAACGGGTGGCTTAGCGTTGTTCGATGTGGACGAGATTTTGGAGCTTTGTGGATAAACCGATTGCGATTGCTAAAATCGAGAGAAAGCAATATGCCTAAAAGAATTTATCATCCGAAAGATCCCGAGCTTTACCAACGAAAACCTGGCGGCAACTTTCATATTTGGCACGAAGGTCGAGATAAAAGCCTTGGAACTAGCGATTTCAGTAAAGCAAAGAAGGCCAAGGAGTATCACAGGGCTCTTGTGTCCACCTATGGTGCGGCTTCCTTCAATGCTACATTTGGAGGCATTTTCCCAGAATACACGAAACATCTTTGGAGTGAAGTCGCAGATGGCGGCAAGCGCAAGTCTTACATTGAATCTATAGAGTGGTATTGGTCGAAATACCTTGAGTCGTTTTGGTCAAAAAGGCGACTCATGGAATTTAATCAAGTCACTTGGGATCAATTTTGTAAAACCATAAAAAGAAAATTCGCGGTGAGCGATTTCACAAATCACCGGTCCACAATGACTGGTTTCCTAACTTGGTGCCGAGGTCGAAATCTTATCTTGATGTGGCCCGAGGTTAAGAATCCTGCTCATAAAAGCCGAAAAAGAAAGATTATCCCGCCTGAGCATTTGCGTCTCATTTTTGAGCACGCGCCGACGGTCCAACAATGGCGCGAGGAGATGGCGGCAAGAAAGCCCTCTAGAAATCGCAGGAAAAGATCAGAACTAAAGCGTTTCATAGTGCCCGGCGGACTTCGACTGTTTTTGGCCTGCTACCTATTCCAGGGAATGCGTAGAGAGGAAATCACCAAGCTTACAATTTCACGGGTAAACCTAAAGCGAATGTACATCGTTTTAAGAGATGATGACGTTAAGACAAAAGATGCCCGAGAAATCCCACTTAACCGGTACGTGGCGGCCTTGCTACTTGAGCGGTTCAACCTGTTAGACGAATTGCGTATCAAAACGAAATACGTTTTCCCGAACGCACGGGATACTACTCGACCGATGACCTCATCAGGTTTCAAAACTGTTTGGGCAAAGGTTCTCGAGAAAGCAGAAATCAAAGACCTAGGATACACATGGCACGACTTTCGAGCCACTTTTGAGAAAGCTATGTCGATGTCCAAGGACTTCACTGATGTTCAAAAAGAGAAAATGGTCGGCGCCAGTTTGAAGGTGCAAAGCAAAATCTATATCTCGATGGACGCCGATGATCTTCGCGGGCTTGAAAATGTGATTCAAGTGCCCGGACTCACTGAAAAAACACCTGACGAATCTGAGGGACAAGATGACATCACTGTCAAATGA